TCAGTGAACGCCTTGCGGTTGCGCATGTGCAGGTTCTGCTTGCCCGGGCCGTACTTGGTAGGCCAGCGCGCCATGAGTTCCTGGTGGCTGAACATCTCGGGGATGAACAGAACGTCCTGCACGTCGGGCCGCGCCAGCGCGGTGATGCCACCAAGGCCTACCATCTGCGCCCACTTATCCAGTATGTGCAGCTTCAACTTCTTGAACAGTTCTCGCACAAACATCCGGTTCAGGTTGTCGCCACGCTGGTACAGCGGGCCGTAGTGCTCAGGGTTCTTGAAGTAGTCGTTGGCGTAACCCTTGGGGTCGAGCACGCCCTCGAACCGGGCAAAGGTGCTCGTGGCAATCCCCAGGGCTTTGGCCATGTTGGCGATGCTGTACGGGTTGGCGAACTTCAGCTCGTGCTTCTTGCTGCCCGATCGCCCCGCATTGAGCGCTTCCTTGGCTTTCTGGTAGCGGGCCTCACGGTGAACCTTGAGAATCCACGCCAGGGTGCCGAAATTCTTGATCTGGTACGGCCGCCCATCAGACCGGGTGTTCACGAACGTCAGGCCCCCCAGCCCGGCGTGCCGCAGAATAATGTGCGCCAAACGGGCATCGCACTCGGGGTCGGCAGTGTAGAACTGCTTCATGCGCCGGCCCACGTAATGGTTGGCCGCCTTGCGCTGATCGTGCGTCAGGACGGTGTCGCCGTAGAACCCCAAGGTCTCCATCTGTGTGCGCACCGCGCGGTCCGCGTAGGCGAGTTTGCCAGAGTTGCGGGGGGTGCAAGCGTCCAGCACCCAGAAATGGGGGTTCCTGTGAACCACCGATACAAGGTCGCACAGGGCACGCAGGGCGTAGACGCGGTCACGAGGTGCGAGGGGGACGAGGCCAGATGGCAGATTGTATTGAGTCACGTCAGGCTCCAGTTTATGAGGTGTTGAGCGAACTATGTGGTAATTGGAAATTCGAGTATACCACGCGTGCGGAAAAGCTGGAGTTTTTTATGCGTGAGGTGGAGGGGCAATCTTACAGCTTCTAATACACTTGAGTTTGAAGCAAAGGATCATACGAAAAAGGGTAACAAAGTCGAGATTGTTTTTTTGGTGCTGGGGTACCAGAAGGCGCGGCGACCTTCGGTCGCCCGCTTGGAATCCAACAATCTCAAGTTCTTTACCAAAAAAAGCTAGATGATGTGCTTCAAACTCAAGTGTATTAGAAATTGTTCAAATATGTTAAAAAAGTAAAAGAAAGAAGAAAGACTTTTTTCGAGTTGGTTACCATTCCTGAGCTGGCCTGTGGCGCTTCCAGTTTTAGCGAGCCGCGTGCATGTGGATTGTGCGCACCACTCATAAACGGGATGCTGGCGCATCCCTGGTGGATTTCCACTTTTCGCCACTTCGTTCGTGGCGCCGCACCGAATCCCGGACATTCTGACAGCCTGTCACTTTGTCCGACTTTTTTCCGTACGGCCGCAAAACTGACAGGCCTGGGCCCAAAAAACGCGGACGCAAAAAAGCCCGCACTGGGCGGGCTCGTGGTGGAGTAAGGTTTGTTTACATCAAGGCTTCGCCGGCCTTGTTCGCGCGGGGCTTGCTGGCCTTCGCCGGCTTCGCAGTATGGCCCGCTGCAGTGGCCGCAGCACGCAGTCGCGCCGCACGAAGGGCCACTTCCGTATCTGGCACGCATGCGAGAACCGCATGCCAGTCTTTCTTGATGAAGGCCAGAACTTCGGCGCGCCCGGCATCGTCCAAGAGCTTCACCGACTCCATGATGGTGACATACTTGGACTTTTCGGCCTCCTTCGCGGCTTTCAGCGTGGCGGCTTCCGCAGTCTTTGCAGCCTTGTCAATCGCAGCCTGGGCCATCTTGGCCGATTTGAGCGCCTCCTGGGCTGCGTCAACGTTGCCAGCCAGTGCGGCCTCCTTCGCAGCCTTCAGGGCTTCAGCGCGTGCGGCTTCGACTTCCTTCACGTCCTTTTCGACGAACGGGTTAGCGCGTTGCGCGGCCTTCGTGGTGGCGGCTTCGCTGGTGCTTTTCGGCTTGTTGGGCATGTTGAACGAATAGTCATTTTCGGCTGCATACGTGCGGGCCGCGTCAACAAAGCGAGACCAGAAAACGGCGGCTGCATTGTCGGTTGCGGCCGGGCGATCTTGCTTATAGCGGGCTAGCACAGCCTTTCGGCATGCCTCCCAGGTTTCGTACACAGGCGACTCTCCGACAGCTGACAGGAACTTGTGAAGCACGAGTGACCGGTCAGCTTCGAGCTTCAAATACTCGCCGGCCAGCGCACCGACAGAAGCAGCGGCTGCAGTAGCTGCAGCGCTCAGGGTTTCAACAACAGCGGAGGTTTGAACGGTAGACATTGATGGTTCCTTTACATACCCGATGCACCATGCACCGGTAGATGTATTACACCACGACAGCGGCCAGATGTCAACCCCTAGTTAACCAGCGGACAAGGTGACGCGGTGTAATGTCGTCCTACCGTGAGGGGGTTGAGCCGCCAAGAGACCCGGGGGCGTGGGTCCAAGGCCCACCCGGGGTGCCTGGCCCCCTTAGCTATCCGGCACACAGCACCTTCAATTTTACGCATGTAAACCTACTTAACACCCAAATTTTTCCACCAAAAAATCACTCAACGTAAACATCATTTACTTCTTCAACCACAAAACCACCCAGTTGACCGACCTCAAAAAATACGCTATACCCCCCACCATGAGTAACGCCGCCCTCTCCCAAATCCACACCGACCCAAAGCTCGTGTTCGAGCTGGCCGCGCGGGTGGAGCCGCCCGAGGTCATTGCCGCAAACTATGACCTAGACCCCGACTTCCTCATGGAGCTCATGGAGGTACCGCACGTCAAGAAGCTGATCCGCGACAAGCGCAAGGAGCTCGACGAGGGCGGCTTCGTGCTGGCGGCCAAGGCCAAGCTGATGTTCGAGGACTTGCTGGCCGACGTCTACAAGAAGGCCAAGGCCCCCGAGACCGGCCTGGGTGGCGTGCTGGAGGCGGCCAAGTTCATGCGCACCATCGCGGGCATGGACAAGCCCGAGCAGAGCGCTGGCGAGAAGTTCGGGATCACCATCAACATCGGCAGCGGGGGCGGCTCAGTGTCCGTGGACATTTCAAACCGGCCCCCACCTCCAGAGAACTACGCGCCGACGTCCATCGACATCCCGTTCGCTGATGAGGTGACGCCCCCCGCGCCCGCGCGGGGGGAACTTGGCCCGGTGCCTGTGTTTCTCCTCGGCCTCATGACCCACAACAACGACCTGGAATACCAAGAATGAGCCTTCAGTACACGCCCCCAAAATCCCTGGAGGCATTCCTGCTTTCGGAGAAATTCATCACGCTGCAGGTCGGCCCCGTAGGCTGCCTGGCGGGGAACACCCTTGTGGCTACTGAGTTTGGAGCCATCCCCATTTCTGAGATAGATCGGCCAATGCGCGTTCTATCGTGGAACGAGAAGACAGGTCAATTCCAGCTTTCTTGGTGTGCTGGCTCGTACCCAAAAGGTAGGGACTGTCTGTACCGAGTTTCAACGCCGCAAGGAGAATTTGACGCAGCCGCACGGCACCTGCTTCTGTGCGCTGACGGTGAGTATCGACCCGTTGAAGACCTTCAGGTTGGCGATGTCGTAGCAGCATGTTCTGATGCCCAGCTTCAGACCAATGAGGCACTCGCCCGCTCAGAGTCTCACGAAGGTGCGTTCCGTTCGATGCAAACAATCTTAGATTGTCTGGGTGATTGTGCAAAGTTAGACCGTCAACGTGGTCAACGATTTCTTCAGGAAGAAGGTAGCGACCAAGCTTTTGCTCCAGGACAAGACGGTGCTCAAAAATACGAGGAACAGTCTTCCCCTGGAGCAGCTTTGCGTACGGATGGTCTTTCGGAGCAGAAACCTCAACATACCCAGCCTTGGTTACCCGACGACCACCCTGGAACGCAGCATTGCGGGCCCCAGTCGGGGAATGGCGCGGCAGCCGCGGCAGGTCGAGCCGAAGCAGAATTTTCCGAACGTGCCGCGGGTTCAGCTCAAGCAGTTCGGCAATCTCGATCGAGCTGCGCTCCCCATCAGCAAGCGCAGCTACACGACGAGCCGTCTCTTCAGACTTCGCAGTTTTCGGCATCTTCGGCTCCTAGTAGTGTGAGTACAACCAACAGGCCCATTGTAGCGATCACCCGCCTGGACGCGCAAGAGGCGTACTGGGACATGCAGGTCGAAGACACGCACAACTACGTCACGATCGACGGGGCCATCCACCACAACTCCACCAAGACCACGGCGGGCATCATCAAGATTGCCTACCACGCCAAGCAGATGGCCCCCTGCGTGGATGGCATCCGTCGGTCCCGCGCTATCTGGGTGCGCCGCTCTCGCCAGATGCTGTTCGACACCTCCATCAAGGATTTCTTGACCTGGTTCCCTGACGGGCCCGCGGGCACGTTTTCCAAGACGGATGCCAAGTTCGACTTGCGGTTCGACGACGTGCACTGCGAGGTGCTGTTCCGCCCCATGGAGGACGCCTCCGACATCAACCGACTGCTGTCGCTGCAAGGCAGCTTTGCCATCTTTGACGAGTTCCGCGAAATCTCGCCCGACGTGTTCGAGGCCATGCAAGGTCGTTTGGGCCGGTACCCTGACAAGCGCATGGTGCCCCCGCGCCCCGAGTGGGGCGTCGACAGCAAAGGCCTGCCAATCGGCGGCTGCGTCACCAGCGACGGCAAACCAAACAAGCACCTGTGGGGCATGACCAACCCGCCCGACGTGGACACGTATTGGGAGGAGCTGCTGTCCAACCCGCCCGACAACGTGGACGCCTTCTTTCAGCCGAGCGGCATGTCGCCCGAGGCAGACTGGGTGCAGTACCTGCCGGCGGACTACTACGAGGACTTGATCAAAGGCAAAACCCAGGACTACATCGACGTTTACGTCCACAGCAAATTCGGACGCTCGTTATCGGGTAAACCTGTCCACAGCTCGTTCCGCACCGAGACGCACGTGTCCCGTTCCGAGCTGGCGGTGCTGCCCAACACGACGGTGATCATCGGCATCGACGCGGGGCTGTCGCCTGCGGCCGTCATCGGCCAGGTGAACTTCCAAAACCGCGTGATCGTGCACGACGCGCTGATCAGCGAGAGCATGGGGGCCCTGCGCTTCATCCGCGAGCGGCTCAAGCCGCTGATCGCCCGCAAGTACCAGGGCTGCAAGATCGGCGTGGTGATCGACCCGGCCGCGTTCCAGCGGGTGCAGACCGACGAGCGCACCGTGGCCGACATTTACAAGGCCGAGGGGTTCATCGTGCGCCCCGCGCGCACCAACACCATCACCGCCCGCCTGGCCGCCGTGGACCAGTACCTCACGCGGGTCATCGACGGCGCGCCCGGGATGGTTATCAATAAAGTCGGGTGTGACCCACTAATTCACGCACTTCGCGGCAAGTACCGCTACAAAGTGTCCACAAAGGGCGAGGTCGACGAGACGCCTGAGAAATCGCACCCATGGTCTGACGTGTCCGATTCGCTACAGTACCTTTGTTTACACGCTGACAATGGCTCGTCTTTGGGGGCCGGCATGCTGTCCAAAAAGAGGACCATTAAGAAAGTGAACTACCACTACGGGTAGCATTTGGGGTCGAAGTGCGGTATAACCCGGCCCATGCTTGGCCTACCCGCACCTCCTCCCATGACCTCTGGTACGCCGAGCGTGCTTGGAGGGCCAGCCGGCCAGCCGGCGCCGCTCACGTCGTTCGTCGGGGGCATCATGCCCATGATGTCGGCTACCCAAGCGGATGCCCAGGCGCAGGCCCGGGCGGACGCGCACGCGGGGCAAAACGCCGGCGCGGTGCAGGGCCTTGCAGCCCACGTCCGCTCCCTGTGGACCGTGTGCCGCCAGGCGAAAGAGCAGACGATCGAGCAGCGCATGCTGAGCAACGTGCGCATGCGCCGCGGGGAGTACGACCCCGATGAGCTGTCTCGCATCCGCGAGCAGGGCGGCAGTGAGATTTACATGATGGTGGGCTCGACCAAGTGCCGGGCCGCAGGCAGCTGGCTGCGCGACGTGGTGATCGCCGTCAAGGACGAGAAGCCCTGGACACTGGCACCCACGCCGGTCCCGTCGGTCAGCCCCGTGGTAGCGGCCCAGGTGAAGAAGCTGGCCACCGAGCAGGTCGCGCAGTTCATCATGGCCACCGGCGTTGAGCCCGACCCGGCCAAGATCCGGCCCATGCTCGAGACCCTGCGCGACCAGGTGCTCAGCCAGTTGAAGGACGAGGCCCAGGCCAAGTGCGACAACATGGAGGACAAGATGGAAGACCAGCTCCTGGAGGGCGGCTTCCTGCGGGCGATGAACGACTTCATCGACGACCTCACCACGTTCCCCACCGCGTTCCTCAAAGGGCCCATCGTGCGGATGAAGCCCAAGCTGAGCTGGCTGCCCGGGCCCGACGGCAACATGACGCCGCAGTACCAGGACGACCTGGTACTGGAGTGGGAGCGCCCCTCGCCGTTCAACATCTACCCGCACCCGGCCATGTCGGACATCAACGACTCGCTGCCGCTGTTCGAGCGCCACCGCCTCACCCGCATGCAGATCACCCAGATGATCGGCGTCGAGGGCTACGACGAGGCGGCCATCCGCCAGGTGCTGGACTTGTACGGGCGCGGCGGCCTGCACGAGTGGCTGCGCGTGGACACCGCCAAGGCCTTGGCCGAGGGCCGCAGCACCAGCCACGTGTGGGACGGCAAGGACGGCATGATCGACGCGCTGCAGTTCTTTGGCCCGGTGCAGGGCAAGATGCTGCTCGAGTGGGGCATGGACGAGACCCAGATCCCGGACCCGCTGCGCGAGTACAACTGCGAGGTGTGGCTGATCGGCCCCTGGGTGATCAAGGCCACGCTGAACTTCGACCCGCTGGGCCGCAAGCCCTACTACTGCACCAGCTACGAGCGCGTGCCGGGCGCCTTCTGGGGCAACAGCGTGCTGGACCTGTGCCGCGACAGCCAGCGCATGTGCAACGCCGCCGCACGGGCGCTGAGCAACAACATGGGCCTGTCCTCGGGGCCCCAGGTGGGCGTGAACGTCGACCGGCTGCCAGCCGGCGAGGTCGTCGAGAACATGTACCCGTGGAAGATTTGGCAGTTCACTGACTCGCCCATGGCCAACTCGACCCAGAAGCCGCTCGAGTTCTTCCAGCCGCAGAGCAACGCGCAAGAGCTGATGATGATCTTCCAGCACTACAGCGTGCGTGCGGACGAGGACACCGGCGTGCCTCGGTACATGACGGGCGAGTCGCCCACCGGCGGCGCCGGCCGCACGGCTTCGGGCCTGAGCATGCTGCTGGGCAACGCCAGCAAGACCATCAAGCAGGTGGTGAGCAACCTGGACGTGGACGTCATGACGCCCCTGCTGGAGCGGCTCTACACCTGGAACATGCTGTACTCGGACGACCCCGAGCTCAAGGGCGACGTGTCGATCGTGGCCCGCGGCGCGACCAGCATCATGCTCAAGGAAAGCGCCCAGGTGCGCCGCAACGAGTTCCTGGCCACGGTGTCCCAGAGCCCGGTGCTGCAA